GCGGGCGGCGGCGGTGGGGCGATCAACCCCATCCTCGAATCCGGGCCGACGTACCTCTGGTTGATGAACGAGCTAACGACGGGCGACCCGGCGGTAGATGCCTCACCAAACGGCAACGATGGGGAAAACGACTGGCCCACGCTGCAAATGGGCCAACCGTCCCTGTTGCCCCCGGGCAACGCCTCGGGTTCCCTCTACAGCATCCACTGCGCACCGGGGGCGTCCACGGACAACACTGGTGTGTCCATCAACGCGGAAAACACCGGGTGGGGCGGGTTCGACCACACCTTCATGGTCGTGGGGCAAGTGAACTCCGGCGCCACAAGCAACCAGTACATCGGCGGGTGGCCGACGGACAAGTGCAAAATCGCCTGGTACAACACGGGCGGCGGCGGGCGGCTCAACATCCGGACTACGTCAGGGAACCGCTTCGCGGCGCAGGGCACCGGCCCTTTTGTGGACCAGCCCTTCATCATCCACGTGGTCCTGTCGCAGACCTCAACCCTACTGTACCTGAACGGCACCCTGGTGGACACGTTCCCCGGGGCCGGGAACATCACCTTCGTCAACGGCAGGCACGCCTGGGGTGAGGCGGTCGGAAACCCTCGATTCGACGGGAGCATAGAACTGGCGGGGTACTGGCACGGTGTCCTGCTCACGCCGGAGGAGATCCTGGATCAAGCCGTCGCGGTTGGGCTGGCTGTAGACCCCAGCATTGGCAGCGGTACGGGCGGTGTGGGGTCGGCGCTATGGGACACCGACGGCGCCACCTTCGTTTGGCTCATGGACGAGGATGCCCAGGGCGATGTCATGCGGGACGAAACGGGCAACGGTCACGTTGGGCAGATCCAATTCCCCAGCGCCTCGCAGGAACAAACGAGCCCTACCGGGCAAACGAGCTATGCCGTTGACGTGAGTGCGGCGGCGTCCAGCGGAAATGATGGCGTGTTCATCGCCGCTGATACTGGCTGGAACACGCTACCACTGAGCATGGCCGCCGTCATCAAACTGAACGCGGGGGCTGGTGCGGGCTACATCATGGGCTACGACGGCAACCGTTGCCAGGTCGAGATCCTGGCCGACAACCGCCTGCGTCTGCGGACGCCCGGCGGATTCAAGGTTGGCGCTACGATCAACACTGGGCCGCTCGACGGCGAAACCGCCGTGGTGCATGTCGTCATGGACGCCACCACCATCAAAGGCTACGTCAACGGCAAGCTTACTGTTGACGCGACCCATTCCGACACCTTGAGTGCGGGCGGCGAGATCCACTTCGGGGAACAGAGCGGGACGACCCGCCTGCCCGGGCTGTTGGAGGCCGGAGCATTCTGGTCCGGCACCGCGTTGACCGAGGCCCAGATCCGGGCCCACGCCGTTGCGTGGGGTTTGCGCGTGGAACCGGACTCCTTCGATTTCCCGGGCACGGCTGGCAACTACCTGAGCATGCCCGACATCGCCGCCTACGGCACCACCGAACTGTTCTATTGGACTCTGATCAAGCCGGATGTCTGGCCCCCTCCAGGTCGGCGGTTCACGGGCGGTCAGAACGAGGGTTCGTCAGCGGAGCGCATGTGGTTCACGTCTCTTGAGAGTGACCAGACGATGCGCCTACAGGTGCGGGACGATGTCCGCCCCACGCCGGGCTCCTACATCCAGCGCTCCAGCGAGGTCATGGGCCTGCTCCAAGACGAATGGGACTGGATCGGTGTAGGCATTGAGCCGTCTACGGGTGAGATCAAGTTCTACCGTGGCGGCACCGGCCCGAAGCCGACGCCCGAACTCTTCCAGAACGGGGCCACACTGACGGTCGCGCCGTTCACGATGAACGACGGTGCCAACGAAGTCGAGTTCGGCGCCTGGGACAACGGGGACGTAAACCCCATTGACGGGATGTTCGCCCGGATGTTGCTCTATGGCACCCACGACGCGAGCGGCAGTCCCGTCTTCGACATCAACGCTGCGAACGTTACCCCCGCCGACGAAACAGCCGGATCGTTCACCGAGGATTCAAGTAATGCCAACACCGTCACGATTAACGGCACTGTGCCCGTGGATCGCCCCTAGCCCGATAGGACACCAACAAGTGCTACCCAACGTCAAACGTATCGCCCGAGACGGCAGCGGAGACTTCCCCTACGACATGCAGGGCGTCCAGGATGCCATCGACTCCATCAAACAGGACCCGAGCAACGACCTGGCGGGTGGTGAAGTGTGGATCCAGAACGCATGGGTTGCCGACGCGATCCGCACGGGTGGTCGCGCGGTCGATCTCCCCGAGGGCGTGGTGTTGCGCGGCTTCGGCTCCGCAATCGCCCCGGGCATGGATGCTTGGACGTTCGTAGCAGACGCGGACCAAGCGTACATCGTGGGCAACGCGGGCCAGGGCGGCGCGGGCAATGCGGAGGGCCAGCATCAAGTGGGTTGTGAGAACGTGCGCGTCTACGGCTCGAAGCATGACACCCAAGTGGGTGCTGGCTTCCTGTTGCGGGGCGTCTTCGTTCAATCGTTCCTGCGTCACTGCGTGGCCCGGGAGTGCTCCGGCCACGGGTTCTGGATCGACGGCGGCGCGCTCAAGGCGCCCGGCTCGGCGTGGACCAAAGACGCAACGAGCCCGCGCGTCATGCTGGGGCCCGTCATGCTCGACGACATTTGGGGTGTGGCCAACGACGAAGAGCAGATCCTGGTCACTGGCCCAGCGAACGTGCAGGCAACGGCGCTCACGGCGGAGTTCGGACAGCCCGATAAGGCGTTGATCCGCTTCGAGAGCCGCTTGGCCACGGGTGCGCCCGCGCAGCTTGGCAGTCACATCGGTTCAATCCACGTAGAGTCGAAACAGGCAACCGCCGTCGGCGTTGCCTTGAACGGCGCGGCTGTCTCGATTGACCGCCTGTACCACGGGGGTTCGGCGCTCCACACGCTGTTGCACATCGAGAAGCCGGTTGGTATCTCACGCTGGCACGAGACCGACTACGGTCCTGACTCGGTCTACGTGACCGGCGGGGTGTCGGTCCGCAACATAGCCGCGAGGCCGCGGGGCGACGGGTCCCCCACGCTCCAGTACCTGGTGAACGATGAAGTGAACCATAGCCGCGTGTCCGGGCACTACCTGTCCGATTACACGCCCCACCCCCACGTCCCCTAGACACCTACCTTAAAGGAGCAGCAAACATGAGTCAACACGGAATTTTCGGCGTGCGCGGCACGGTAGCCCTCACGGGCGCCGCCCAGGACCTAGGCAAAGTGGCCCGCGGGTTCTACTGCGGCGGGAGCGGCGATCTCGTCGTTACCATGGAAGACGGGTCCACTGGTTCGTACGTAGGTATCGCGGCGGGTGTCATCCACCCGATCCGCTTCCAGGCGGTCGTGAGCTTCAGCGGGACTGGCGCCGAGGCGCAACTCTAAAGTGGCTGAGAACCACTTCGCGGACTTCGTTGAGCGTTACGGCGCGCATCAGGGCGGGCAGGGTGTCATCCTGTTCGTCTGGGAGCAAATGCTCCGGAACATGCCGCCGGACCACAACGGGAACCCTCCGTCCTTCGACCCGTGGCAGCTTGACGCACTGTTTCAGTTCGGGGAAGGGCACCGGGGTATCTCCATCGCGGCCTGTCACGGGCCGGGTAAGACCGCAGTGTCGGCGTGGTGCATTGTGTACTCGCTCCTGTTCCGGCACCCACTGCGGGCGGTGGCTACGGCGCCGTCTCGCGGCCAGATCGAGGGCGCGATGATGTCTGAGATCGTGAAGTGGATCAGCAAGATGCCCATGGTCCTCCAGAACCTGTTGGAGGTTAAGGCCATGAGCGTGGTTCTCCGGGCCAAGCCGAAAACGGTGTACTTCGAGGCCCGAACGGCCCGTCCGGAGAACCCGGAGGCCCTGCAGGGCATCCACGAAGACGAAGGCCACGTCCTGCTGATCGTCGACGAGGCGTCCGGGGTGCATGAGAAGATATTTGAGTCGGCAGGTGGCTCGATGTCTGGGCACAACTGCCAGACGATCCTCATGTCCAACCCCACGCGGACCTCGGGGTTTTTCTTCAACACGCACCACAAGGAGAAGGACCGTTGGTTCACGATCCGGATCAGCCATGAAGATTCCAGCCGCGTTACGGACGAGTTTGTCGAGGACATGGCGCTCCGCTATGGGCGTGATTCGAACACTTTCCGGGTTCGCGCTATGGGCCTCTTTCCTCGTAGCGACCTCGACGCTCTCATTCCGTTCGAGGTGGTGCAGTCCGCCCGGGACCGGGACATCGTGGTCCCTAAGAATATCGGAAAGGTCTGGGGCGTGGACGTTGCGCGCTTCGGGGACGACTCTACCGTCATCGTCAAGCGAAGCAACATCGCAGTAGACCCCGAGATCGTCATCTGGGACCAACAGGACACCATGGCGACCTCCAACCGCATCTTGGCCATGTACCGTGAGGAGCCGCAGGAAACGAAGCCCTCCGAGATCCTTGTGGACGTGATTGGGATGGGCGCGGCGGTCGTGGACCGCCTGTATGAGCTTGGGCTCCCTGTCCGCGGCATCAACGTCTCCGAACGGAGCCAATACAGCGACCGCTACGTCAACCTGCGGACGGAACTCTGGTTCCTGACCCGGGAATGGCTCGAAGGGCGCAACAACAAGCTCCCCAACTGCGACGGGACGTGTCGGGACGTGCAATCATGCACTCACGAGCGCCTGGCCGCCGAATTGACGACCTTGAGGTACGACGTGACGAGCGGCGGGAAGTTCAACGCTGAATCGAAGCGTGACCTGAAGAAAAGAGGGTACAAGAGCCCTGACGTGGCCGACGCACTCGTCCTGACGTTTGCAGGCGAGCCCGCGACCCTCGTACATGGCACCAACGGCTCCTTTGGCGCGTATGCCTGGAACCAAGACATCTCCCGAAACACCGAGATCGTATAATGCCTGAGTTTCCCCGCCCGGACCTAGCCGGCGCCGAGATTTTCGACCTGACGCCGCTGGGCGACGCGCACATGCCCGCCGAGAAGGCCGTGGACTCCGACATCCAGGGGCTCATTACGCGGTCCGTGGAAGAGGCCGTCCAGCACTTCGAGGAGAACATTGAGCCCGACATGGCGAAGGCCACCGACTACTACTACGGTCGGCCCTTCGGGGACGAGAAGGCGGGGCGCAGCCAGGTGGTCAGCACCGACCTACGGGACGCCACACTCGACCAGATCCCGGACCTGCTGGAAATCTACATGGGTTCCGATTCGGTGGTGGCGTTCAAGCCCCGATTCGCGGAGGACCGTCCGGTAGCCGAACAGGCCACCGACTACGTGAACTACATCTTCTTTGAGGACAACAGCGGCTTCCTTATCCTGAACACGATCTTCAAGGACGCGGGGATCCGCCGGCTGGGGTACGCCAAGTGGTGGTGGCAGGAGAACGACCGGATCAAGGGTACCACGATGACCGGACTTTCCGAGGACGAACTCATCTTCCTCGGGGAGCAGGACGGGGTCGAGTACGAGATCGTAGGCGAAAGGGAAGACATACTGCAGTCCCAGGACCCGCAGACTGGCGAGATCGTCAGCGAGCTTGGGACCGTGTACGACATCGAGGTCACACGGACGGTTACCGAGGGTCGCGTTCGCGTCGAGGGCGTCCCTCCGGAAGAGATCGTATGGACACCGGAGGCGCGGAGCTTCGACCGGGCCCCGACCGTGGCGCACCGCCGCACGGTCCCCCGGGACGAACTCATCCTCATGGGCATTGACCCGGACTTCATCGACGACCACATGGGTCCTGTCGAGACTGACCTGAGCACCGAGAACCTGGCCTGGAGTCGCCAGTTCTACGGTTCGTCCATGTCGGGCACCATGGGGACCACGGAACTGGACCCCTCGCAGAAGCCGATCCTCTTCACCGAGGTATACGCACTGGTGGACACCGACGACGACGGCGTGGGCGAACTGCGCATGTTCCAGTGCGTCGGGCCGCAGTACGCCATCGTGCCGGACGAGAACGGGGACATCTTCGGGGAACTGGTGGACGAGATCCCCATCGCCCTGTTCACCCCCGACCCGGAGCCGCACACGATCCCCGGCCTCTGCAACTTCGATTACCTGAAGGAAGTTCAGCGAGTCAAGTCGCAGATCCAACGGAGCCAATTGAACTCGCTCGCGCAGTCCATTGACAGCCAAATGGTCGTCGCCCAGAACGAAGTCAACATCCGCGACCTCATAAACCCGGAAATATCGGGCATCATCCGCGTCCGCCGGGACGTTAACAACTCGATCCGCGAGATCAAGCATTCATTCGTCGGTGGCGACACCATGCCTATTCTGGCATACTACGACCAGATCAAGGCAGACCGCACCGGCAACGCAGGGCCGCGCGAGGGCCTAGACCCCAACGTCCTGCAGTCCACGACCTCCGAGGCCGTATCGAGCACACTGTCGAAGGCCCAGAAGCGGATCGTTATGCTGGCCCGCGTCTACGCGGAGACTGGCTTCAAGGCCCTATTCCAGGGGATCTACCGGACGGTCGTGAAGCATCAGAACCGGAAACGTATGGTCCAACTGCGCTCGGAGTACGTGCAAGTGGATCCGCGCGCTTGGGACGCCGAAATGGACGTGCGGGTGAACGTGGCGCTCGGTACGGGCTCCCGGATGGAGAAGATCCAGTCCCTGCAGGCGCTCATCGCCCAGCAAGAGGCTCACTTGGCCCAGGGCTCGCCCTTGGTGTCGTTCGCGGAGCTACGGGCGTCCTACGCGAAGCTGACGGACCTCATGGGCTACAAGGACACCAACCAGTTCTGGAAGCCGTGGGGCGTACAGGAACAGGCCCAGTTTGAGCAACAGCAGGCCGAGGCCGCTGCGAACGCGCCGCCGGATCCAGCCGTCGCCATCACGCAGGTGGAGGAGTTGAAGGTCCAGAGCGACGCGGCGAGCAAGATCCGGACGAACGACCTGAAGGAACTGGAGATCCGCCTGCAGGACGAACGCGAGCGGGACAAGGACGCCCGGAGCTTCGCCCTGAAGGAGTACGAACTCGAACTGAAGTACGGGCAGGCCATTGACGACCGGCTCCTGAAGGAGAAGGTCGAAATGGCGAAGCTCGAATCGTCCAAGAACTCACCCAAACTGTAACAGGACCCCACACATGACCGACGCGCAGACACTAGAGGCCATCGCCGCGCTAGGCGAGGGTATCGAGAGCATCCTGAAGTCGGATGCCTTTAACACCGGGCTCACGTTGGCCCGTGGTCGCATCTTCGAGAATTGGTCCTCCGCGGCCACCGTCGAAGACCGCGAGAAGTTGCACGCTGAAATGTGTGCCCTTGACCGCTTACTCGAAGCGTTCAAGACCTTAGATGAGGAGGGGGTTGTCGCCCGGGAAGCTATACGGCAAATGCAAGAGTCTGACACAGACTTGTAGCAAGGGCCATAGTCCGAAGGGGCACTTTCTCTTACACTGGAGCCAGCAATGAGCACCACACCGAAGATTGAAACACCGACTAGTCTTGACCAGATCCCCGGCGGGGCGGTACCCCAAGGGGAGAGTCAAGAGGAAGCGATGGCAGGGCTGTTCGATGCTCTCGCCGCTGAACCTGAGTTCGCGGATAACGACGACGCCGGAGAGCCAACCCCCGACGAGGGAGACCTCGGTGAGGACGGGGAGTCAGACGAGGACGACGATCTGGAGGACGAGTCCGATGAGTCCGATGAGGACGAAGAGGGCGATGATCTGGACGACGACTCGGACGACGAGTCTGAAGACGGAGAAGAAGGCGACGAGGACGGAGAGGACCTTTACGAAGTCACCCTGCCAGGTGGCGAGAAGAAAGAGGTAACCCTCGAAGAACTCACCGCTGGATACAGCCGGACTGAAGACTACACGCGCAAGCGTCAAAGGGATGCGGCAGAGCATACCCAAGCATTGACGGAGGTGCGTGGAATCCGCGACCAGTACAAAGACCGGCTTGGAAAGCTGGAGGAGACGCTGACGCAACTAGGACCGAAGGCACCGGACGCTGCTCTGAGAAAGAGCAACCCCGGGGAATACGCCGCCCAGGTGGCGGAGTTCAACGCCTTCCAGACAACGTTGAGTCAGGTAGGGGAAGCGAAAGAAGCCATCACGGCTGAGGAGGCGGCTGAGATCGCTGAATCGCAACGGGCGTTCGTGAACGCTGAGTGGGCCAAGGTGGTTCAGGCTGTACCAGAGTGGGCGGACCAGCAAGCCGCCATCTCCGGACTGACGGCGTTGAGAGATCACGCTGTCGGACTCGGGTTCACGAACGACGAACTCGACGGCCTAGCGGACTCCCGGCTCCTGCTCCTGCTCAAGGAGAATCAGGAACTGACGCAGAAGCGCAGCAAGGGTAAGAAGAAGGTCGAGACGAAGCGGAAGACCTCGAAGAGGCTCCGCCCCGGTAGCGCCAAGCGCACGCCGGCAAGTCGTCGCAGCAAGGGCAGAAAGGCCCAGCAGAGCGCGGATAAGTTGGCACACCAATCCGGTAGCGTAAAGGACGCTGCTAGAGCAATCGAAATGCTCCTCGGGGACGACGAATAGGTCACCCTCTAGAGGGCACAACAAAAGGACTACAGGACAATGGCACTCGTTTCTGGTACCGCCACGCGGTACGACATGAACGGCCTGCGGGAAAGCCTGCATGACCGTATCTCGAACATCTCCCCCGAGGAGACGCCTTTCCTCAGTGGGGCGGGGCGCGGCCCCAACGCGAAGCAGACCCTCGAAGAGTGGCAGACGGATTCGCTGGCTGCGGCTGACGGTACGAACGCTCAACTCGAAGGTGACGACGCATCCTTCGTTACTCCCGCGGCTACGGTCCGCGTGGGTAACTACACGCAGATCATGCGGAAAACGCTCATCCTGACGGACACCCTTGAGGTGGTCGATAAGGCCGGACGGCGCTCGGAACTGGCGTACCAGTTGGCGAAGCGTGGCTCCGAACTCAAGCGCGACCTGGAGACTGTTCTCCTCCGCGCCCAGGGTGGAGCGGGCGGTAGCGCGGGCGTAGCCCGCACCATGGCGTCTTTGAACGCTTGGGTGAAGACGAACACGGACTTCGACGCTACGTCGGGTGCTGACCCCGTGTACACTTCTGGTGTGCCCGGAGCGCCCCGGACTGACTCGTCCGCTGACCGTGCCTTCACGGAGACCATCGCCAAGTCGGTCATTCAGTCCGGCTGGAGTGAAGGTGCGAACTTCTCGACCCTCATGGTTGGGCCGGTGAACAAGCAACGTGTCTCCACGGACTTCGCGGGTATCGCTACCCGTAGCTACGATCTCTCGAACGTAGCCGCGAAGCCGATGGCCGCCATCGCGTCCATCGACGTGTACGTCAATGACTTCGGCGTACTGCGTGTTGTGCCGAACCGCTTCCAGCGTGAGCAGGATGCGTGGTTCTTGGACTTCGAGCATGTCGAACTGCGCTACCTGCGCCCGTTGAGCCAAATCAAGCTGGCGAAGAGCGGCGACGCCGAAAAGCGGATGATGATCCAGGAAGTTACTCTGGTCGTCCGCAACGAGGCTGGTTTGGGCGGGGCTTTCGACCTCACGACCGTCTAAGGATAGCGTGAGCTAGTAAACCGTGGCGGGTGCGTTCATGGTTCTCGGACCGTGAACGCGCCCCCACGCCACACCGTTTTTGGGGCCGGGGGCAGGGGTTTGTGTGGGGCTCCGTTTTAACCCCCCGGTTCCACCCCCACACACTAGGGAACACAACATGTCGGGACGGATCATCTCAGCAGACCCAGTCGTCAAGAAGGCCAAGCGGTTCCACAAAGGCCAGGACGAAGGGTCGGAGTACTACATCGAGGAAGTGCAGGACGTTGAGGACATCATCGAACTCAACAAAGCCGAGTACGCCTCGTACCGCAAGGCCACCGATGCGCACGCCGAGATGGGCGACCACTACGCGCGCATCCCCGCCGTTGTCTGGGGGGATCTCCTCCGTAAAGGGATCGCCAGGGACAATAAGCGCCTGCTGAAGTGGCTCGACGACAGGGACAATCTCCTGTTCCGTCGGCGCCCGGGGAGATTGTCCAAATGAGCCGCGAACCCGGTAGCGCGATCAAGATCGCCGTCCTCATCCCTTGCTTCGAGAAGGTGGACGCCCTGTTCGCCTACGACCTCGCGCAGATGGTCATGTTTACCAACAACCTCATGCCCGAGGGAAGCTCCATCGGCATCCTTATGGCGATGAACACGTACATCCACCAGTCCCGCCAGGAACTGCTACAGGGGGCCTTGGACAGTGGAGCCACGCACGTCTTGTGGCTCGACTCGGACATGCGGTTCCCGCCGCACGCCGCCGTCAAGCTCCTGCAGAACAATGTCCCGATCTCGGGGATCAACTACTCAAAGCGCCGCACCCCTGCAGACTTCGTCGCGATTAAGCGCGTCCCCCGTGAAGGCGACAGCCCCACGGACGGCGAACGCTTGTGGACTACGAACGATTCGCGCGGCCTCGAAGAGGTGGACGTGATTGGCTTCGGCTGCGTCCTAATGGAGGCGGCGGCACTGGTGAACCTACCCGATCCAGAGTATGATCCGTGGTTCTGGTTTGGTAAGACTGACCATGGCGCGAACATAGGCGAAGACGCCTGGTTCTGTCTGAAAATGGTACAGGAACGGTGCAACGAGCGGATCTTCGTGGATCACGACCTTAGCAGGGAGTGCGCCCACTTGGGCCAGTTTGAGTATCGGACGGTCCATGCGGAGGACACGCAGAACGCTTTAGCGGAGGCACGAGATGGCACTGGTAACTGACTACAACACGCTACAGGCACACATCGCGGATGTGTTGAACCGTTCGGACCTGTCGTCCGTTATCCCGAACTTCATCCAACAGTTCGAGTCTCGGGCCAAGGTCGGGATCGAAACATCGCCGGGCGTAATGGTCACTCTACGCAAGCTGTCGGATCGCCGCACGTACAACGTCTCCGACGACCACCAGTCACTCCCTTCGGACTACGGGATGATTGATTCGTGGTACCACGACGGCCCCGACCACTACGGCGTCATCGAGATAGTGACGCCTAACCAGATCGGTGAGTTCAAGCGCCAGCGTGGGGCCGCCCTAGGCCGCCCCTGCTACGCGGCGCTTTCGAACCGGAACGCGCGCTTCTATCCGGAGCCCGACCAGACGTACGCTACCACGATGACCTACTACCGGATCATCGAAAACCTGTCGGCCACGAACACGACCAACTGGCTTCTGACGGACGCGCCGGACCTCTACCTCTACGGCGCACTAGTGGAGTCCGCGCCCTACCTGAAGGACGACTCTCGGATCAGTCTCTGGGAGTCCCAACTGCGGACGCGGGCGCAGGCGTTTGACGCCGCCCAGCAAGACGAGGCAATCGGCGCCGCTATGAATCGCACTTACAGCCCGTTCGGAGGCTAAAATGGCTACCCAAGACCCAACCGTCAACTACGGCTGGGACCTGCCGACCGTCGGCGGGTCTTCCGGTGCATGGGGGACGATCCTAAACACGATCTTCGGAGACGACGCGACCGGGATTGACGCTATCGTATACGCCATCTCGCAGGTTGCCGACGCGGCGCTACCTGCCACCGGCGGGCTCATGACCGGCGAACTCGGGACGTTGACGCAGACGTTCACCGTCTCCGACCGGGGCAGCGTTAGTGGGTCGTGGGCGCTCGACTTCAACGCGGCGAACTTCTTCGCCGGGACGATCACGGGCTCCACGACGATCTCACTAGCCAACGTGCCCGGGGGAATGGCAGTGTTCGCGGTCGTAGAGATCACCAACGGCGGGAGTAGCGTGTCTTGGCCGGGTTCGGTGAAGTGGCCGGGCGGTTCGGCGCCGGTGCTCACTACCAGTGGCGTGGACGTTATCTCCCTGTACACCCGGAACGGTGGCGTCACTTGGCGCGCTACGGTAGCGCACGAGGACAGTGCGTAATGATTATGTCTTCGCTGGTGGGATCCGGCTTCACCCCAGGTACCACGCCGCCTGCCGGCCCCCCGACCAACGGGCAACAGTTCACCTACGCCGGGGGCGCCTTGATCGGGCTCTACTGGACGAAGGGCGACCCGTTGGCCGAAACAGAGATCACGTATCTGGTCGAACCGGGCACCCCCAACGCCAATACGCCCGTCTTCGACAAAGTGGCGCCTAACGTCACCACCTACGATACGGGCGAGGCACACCTTACTATCTGGAACTGCTGGTGGTACGTGCGGCATAAGCGCGGTGGACAAGTCACTGCGTGGGAGCGATGCGAACACCCAGACAACCTGATAACATGCGCCGGGCAGGGTGGACTGTAATGACTGAAATAGAGGTGGCGCTTTTGCAACGCATAGACGCCGTGAACGAGACTGTCAACAGGATTGCGGTGGCTGTCGCCAAACTCGATGGGATGCCCGCGGTCCTGCAGGACCACGAGCGGCGGGTGAAGAAGCTCGAATCCTGGCAGGCGCGGCTCATTGGCGGGTACGCCGCGGGCGCGGTCCTGCTTGGTGTCGCGTTCCAGGTTCTCTTAAAGGCGATCTAGACCCTACACACAGGTGGAACAATGGGACTCATTGGCAAGATCGGAACGATCCTCAACTCGGCCTTCGGGCTGGTCGATGATCTCCATACGTCGGACGAGGAAAAGCTCGAACTGAAGTCCGGGCTACTGCAGATTCAGACGGGCGTCATAGCTCAAGTCATCCAGGCCCAGTCCAAGATGGCGGAGCTACAGACGAGCGTAATCCTCGCGGAAGCGAACAGTAGCAACTGGCTCACCACGTCGTGGCGCCCGATCACGATGTTGACCTTCTTGGTCCTGATCGTCCTGTCGCAGGTCGGAGTTACGGCGCCTGTCCCTGCGGAAATGTGGCCGTTGCTGAAGCTCGGCCTCGGTGGGTACGTCATCGGGCGTTCGTTTGAGAAGACGGTGCCGTCGGTGTTGGCCTCGCTGAAGACCAAGGAGGAAGCGTGAAAGGTTTCGACGACGCCCTAGAAGTGGCCTTCGTAGTCGAGGGGGGTTTCGTGAACGACCCGGACGACCGGGGCGGCGCGACCAATATGGGCGTAACCCAACGCACCTACGATCTATGGCTGGCGACCGAAGGCCGCTCGTCCAGGCCCGTCCGCAAGATCACGAAGCATGAGGTGGCCACCATCTACCGAGACAACTACTGGAATGCGGTGGGCGCGGACTCGATGGCGTGGCCCCTGTCGCTAGTCATGTTCGACGCGGCGGTGAACCACGGGGTCCATGGCGCCAACAAGCTGCTGCAGCAGGCGCTTGGCGTCGGGGTGGACGGTATCGTGGGCCCGAAGACGCGCCTCGCGATGGCTGGCATCAAGCCCGCCGACCTCGCCAACGAAGTCCTTTGGCAACGGGTCGAGAAGTACCGCCTCATCTCCACAGGCGCCCAATTGAAGTTCCTACGTGGTTGGCTCTGGCGTATCGGCCACCTGCGGGCCGCCATCGCGGGGAAATAAATGCCGTTCATCGAGATTACCCCGCCGCCGGGTGTCATCAAGCCGGGGACTGTGTACGACGCCAAGGGGCGTTGGTACGATACGTTGTGGGTCCGCTGGTTTGAAGGCGTCATGCAAGCCATCGGCGGGTTCGAGGCTGTCGAGATCAGCAACGCCCAGGTGAACGCGGGTGAGCGGGTGAGCGGTACGCACGGGTGGCGCAACAACGCGGGCCAACCGCACTTGGCGTGGGGTGGGGTTGAGTTCATCAAGGTCATGAAGCAGGGGGCCGTCTTCGACGTGACGCCGCCCTCCGGATTCACTATCGGCGTGGCCGACGCGCAGATCACGTCCGGGAACTACGGCGCGGGCCTCTACGGCGTGGACCTGTACGGCGTGGGCGATACCGCGATCTCCTTCCTGCAGGAAGCCCAGTCGTGGCAGATGGACAACTTCGGGGAAGACCTAGTAGTCGTCGCGATCTCGGACGGACAACTGTGGTACGTGGACTCTAACGGTGACGGCGGGGACCCTGCGGTCGCCGTCCTCATCCCGTCCGCTGATACGGCGCCAGGTGCTAACGTCGGTGTCGTCGTGACGCCGGAACGTTTCGTGTTGGCCCTCGGGGCCAGTGGCGACGGGCGTAGGATCCAATGGCCCGACGTGGACCTGGACATCAACGGCGACTTCGTCTGGACCCCGACGCAGACCAACCAAGCCGGGGACATCTTCCTCCCGGGGAAAGGCGCCATCATGGCGGGCCGACGGGCGCAGGCGGAGACGCTGGTGTGGACGGACCAGGACCTCTTCAGCATCCGCTACATCGGCGGGAACTTCGTGTATCAGGCGGTCCCCGTCGGCGCGGTGGGGGCGATCTCTCGCCGCTCAATGGCCGTCGTGGGCTCCGTGGCGTATTGGATGGGTCCGCGCGGCTTCTACCTGTACAACGGGTACACCCAGGGGATCGAGTCCCCGTTGGCGGACTACGTCTTTGCCGACATCAACCAGAACCAGATTTCAAAGGTATGGGCTGAGGTCCGGGCGGAGTTCGCGGAAGTCACATGGCACTACCCCTCAGGGGGCAGCACCGAGTGTGACCGTTCCGTAACGTACAACTATAACGACGGCTTCTGGTTCAACAACGCGGTAGAACGGACTGCGGGCGAGGACCGGGGCGCGTTCAACTACCCCATGGCCTTCGAGGCCAACGGCAGGTTGTGGCGTCACGAGATCGGCAGTTTCTACGGGTACGAGGGTGGGACCACCGGCAGCAACTCCCCGAACCGGGGGGCGGTGACGGGCTGTACGGACTTCAGCGAGTTCTCCGTTGGTACGACACTCCCCGGGGGGCTGTCGTATGTGGGGACGCGGAACGTGGACCCGCCGACCCAGACGTTCATCGGGAACGACCCCGTCGAGGGTAACTTCCTGCGGATCGTCCCAGAGAACGGCGCGAAGCACCTAGTCACCTTCGACTTCTTCGACGGCGTCTTGACGGACGTTGAGAACGACGAGATCGAGATTCTTGCACGGGTCCTGTTCGTACCCGGTGCTGGGATCGGCGGGCGCACGTCCGGCGGCCCCGCCGCGTTTGCGGGTGGCGCGACAGAGCCCGACATCGAGGTCTTCTTCGGGAAGCGGCAGTGGTTTACCTCCCCGACAGGGATTTCCACCGCGGGCCTTAGTTTCTCCGACCGGGCCAGTGGCCCCGTGCAGTCTGATAACAACGGGGAGGAATGGGGCTGGATCAGGTGGCGCGTCATAAAGGTCCTGACGGACGACCAGTTCGCCGTCAAGACGTGGGGCGGAGACTTGGCCGACGAACCGGCGACGTGGGACGCCGTTCAATCCCCGACACTCGGGAGGGTAACAACCGATCTCGGACTGAAAATCGGATTGTACCTAAATCAGTTGGTCAGCCAGAGTGCCGCCCCTGCTACGATCTCGTACATGTCGTACTCCATCGACCCGCAGAACGTATCGCCCCCGTTGCCGGGCGGTGAGTGTGGTTCCATCGGGGCTCAGGTTCTGGTGAAGCCAGAAGCCACATCCGGCCCCATCGAGATCGGGAAGGGAGACAACGTAATGCGTGTGCAGTCGTTGATCCCCGACGAGAAGACACTCGGGGACGTGGACCTCTACCTTCTGTCCTCGTTCTACCCGACGGCAATAGAAACTACGCACGGGGCGTATACCCCGGCCAACCCGACGGACGTGCGTATCACCGGGCGACAGATCCGCCTGCGCGTTGTGGAGGACAAGGCGGCTTGGCGTGTCGGGTCCCTGCGGGCAGACGTGGAACTCGAAGGTGGCCGGTAAATGGCCGTCATCCAACGGTTCCCCAACGCCCCGCAGAACTACGACGCGCAGAACGAGGCGCAGTTCCGCAACCTAGTCAAACAGGCGATTGCCGACGCCTCGTCCCCGCTCGCCTTGACCGCGAGCGTAGGGCAGTCGTTCAACGGCGTGGCGGGCGACCTCTTGACGCACGCCAACGGATCCTTCGTCGCAACAGATACAATCACGGGGGACGTGACCTTCTCGGGAAACCCAGCCTTCACTGGGACCCCTGCGTTCGCTGACATCAACGTGGACGGTGGGTTCATCGACGGCACGCCCATCGGCTCCTCCGTCCCGTCGAACGGCGCCTTCACGACGTTGAACGCCACGGGCGGTGGATCGCTCTTGGGCAACTGGACCAGCCTCGGGGTCGTGGCCACGGTAGACATCAACGGCGGCACCCTGGACGGCGTACCCGTCGGCTCCTCCGTCCCCGCGAGCGGCGCCTTCACGACGCTGAACGCCACGGGCGGCGGGTCCCTCGCCGGGACGTGGTCCAACCTCGGGACGGTCGCGACCGTGGACATCAACGGCGGGACCATCGACGGGACACCCATCGGCGGGGCCGCCCCCGCGGCAGGGGCGTTCACGTCGCTGAACGCGACGGGCGGCGGTTCGCTCGCGGGGACGTGGTCCGACCTCGGGACGGTAACGACGGTGGACGTTGACGGCGGGACCCTGGACGGGGTAGTCGTCGGTGGGGCCACCCCCGCGGCGGGGACGTTCACGACACTGGCGGCTGACGCACTGTACCTCCAGCACCGCACCGTGACCGCCACGACGGACACCGCGCTTGTGACGGACGGGGTCATCTTCCTCAACGCCGCTTCGAACGACGTGACGCTAACCCTCCCCACCGCTGCGGCAGGGGACGGACAGGTCCTCATCGTGAAGCGGATCGACGCTTCGGCCCAGGTGGTCACGATTGACGGTGACGCGGCGGAGACGATAGACGGCAGCGCGACGAAAGCTCTAGTGTCCCTGGAGACGGTCCGCCTCATCTCTGACGGTACGGAGTGGTGGGTCATATAGTGGTACCCGCAATGGCATTTTGAGGGTACGCCCTTATCTTCCACGCTCACCCACACACCTGGAGTAACACCATGAGGACAGTAATCATCGAGGCCAGACACTTCGGGCTCATCATTCGCGCCTTCAACATGATCGAGGGTAGCAGGAGCCTGTCCCTTTCGTACAAGCTCGGACGCATCCTCGCGCCGGTAAGCATGCTACAGCAAGCGTTTCTGGCGCGCCTCAAGCCCTACGTAGGGCCTGGCGGACACCTGAAGGAAAACCTCACTCCTGAACAAGAGCTTGAAGCGCAGTCGCTGGTAGAAGAGGAGATGGAGATCGAGATCCCTTCGCTCTCGATCACCGAGTTCTTGGCTCACCCGGGCCTCACAGTCAAGGACGATACGGTCCTGCCGTATCTCGTTGACATTGGCATCCTTGTGGAAGAGAACGCGCAGGGGGACTGATATGTTGCCTTCGAGCCTGCGGGACGTAACCGGGGACCATATCGTCGGGCTAGAAAAGGCTCTGGACCACGGTGGGCGGACACATGACATCAATCATGTGTTCGCCGCCGTGGGTCGGCTAGAAGCGCAAGTATGGATCGAAGGCCCGTGCATCATTGTCACGGAGGTCAATGACTCACCCCGGGAGAGGGAGTTACATTTCTGGTTGGCAGCGGGCACCCTCGACGAAGTAGTAGCTCTGTCGAATAAGGTGATGGAGTGGGGCCGCGAAATGGGTTGTACTGTTGCCTCGCTTTGTGGCCGACGGGGATGGACCAAGGCTTTAGCCAATGAGGGCTGGGGCAACCAACTGGTAGTCATGGGGCGAAGACTCGATGGGCAAGGATAAGAAGCAGACCGTAACGCAGCGACTCGACAAGCAGTCGCAGGGTTTCGTAGACTCGCAACGTCGGCAGGCACAGAGTGCTGCGGACGTAGCTTTGACCCAGCCGGGTTCGTTCTTTGGCGACGATACGAGCATAGAAGCGGTCCTCGCCAACGCCCAAGGCTTCCTGAACCCGTTCACGGACCAAGTCATCGGCGGGGTCAACCAACAGTTCGACCAGGCCCGGGCCGCCGCTACACGGCGTACCAATCAGGAGTCTACCGCCGCGGGTGCGTTCGGCGGGTCCCGTCACGGACTAACCGAGGGCTCGCGCCTCGCGGCACTCGACCGGGACCAGGCTGGCGTAGTCGGCGGGCTCCTTTCGAACCAATTCAACACCGCGCTCGGGCAGGGCTTCGACTTCTCCCAGGTCCAACGGGCCCAGCAGACCGAACGCCTACAGGAACCGCTCTTCCGCAACCAAGCGGCCCAGGGGTTCTTCAACGCAGGTCTTGGGCCGGTTGGCGGCTCGACCCAACAGGTCCAGAAAGGCAGCGTCCTTAAGGACGTTCTCGGCGCAGGGTTGACCGTCGCGGGCGGCATGATCGGCGGCCCTGCGGGCGCCGCGGCGGGGGCTAACGCTGGATTCGACAGCTTCCTCCAGCCCGCACCGCAGGCGCCCCTCTTCCGTAGGGGTCCGGGGAACGCCCTCGGTAGGTTCGGATAATGCCGGGTCTTTTCGACGCGCTCAAGGACGGCGTCATCGGCGTCTTCACCGGGCAACCGGCTGCGGGCTCGGGGCAGGACCCAAATATCGGACGGCGGGAGGGTTTGATCTCCGCCGGTCTGGCTACGCTCGCATCTGATTCTGAAGACCCGCTCCAGGCTCTGG